TGCGGTCAACCTCGCGCACAGCAGCGTCGCTCGCCGCCTTGGCGTCCGCAAGAGCCGCGGCGTGCTTGGCTTCGCGCTCACGCCCGGCCTGTTCGAGCAACGCCACCTGCGCGCTCACGTAGGCCTTATGCTCGGCAGTTTTCTGCTCGGTGTCCGCGTGCGCGCGAATGCGCTCCAGTTCCGCCGCGGCCTGCGCCTTGTCGGCGCGCACCTCGGCGTTGATTTCGGCGAGCTTTGCCAAACCTTGCGCGTTGATCTGATCGCGGCGGATCTGCAGCTCTTCGCGTCGCAGCTGGAGGTTCTCGTCCTGTGCGGATTTCTTGAGCTCGGTGTTGGCTACCAGTTCCTGCTTACGCAGATTCAAGTCTTCCAGCGCCTTGATCCGCGCCGTGTCCGCCTCCTGCGCCTTGATGCGCAGGCTCTCTCGTTCGTTCTGGATGACGGGGTCTTCGAGCTGCTCCTGGATTTTCTTCTGCTGCGCTTCGGCCTGGTTCTTCTGCAGCAGCTTGCCGGCGGCAGCGGCGGCGAGGCGGCTGAGCTGGTATTCGATGTCCTCGGGCAGCGGCTCACCGGGCGGCGGCAGCTGCACGCCCAGCTGCTCTTCGATCTCGGAGCGGTACTGGAAGCCGATATGCTCGAGCAGGTGCGCGTTGGCGGCGGCCATGATAGCGGGCGCAGCCGGGTTGTTGGTGAGCATCTGGACGATCTTGGGATCCTGCGCGGCGGCCATGTGCACGGTGATGTGCGCGGCGTGATCCTGCATGATGCCGGCGCGCACCGGCTTGCCGGTGAGGATGTCCATGTTCTCGGTGACGGGATCGCGCGGCGGGACTTCCTCGTCGGGCGGGATGTAGAAGTCCGCCTTGTCCGAACCGAGCACCGTGATCATGTCGCGGTGCACGTTCTTGAGGTTGTAGATGTTCGGCGCCGTCTGGGTCAGCTGGATGATGGCCTGCATGACCATGATACGCTGCGCCATGGTAGTGGCGTTGGGGTCGGCCACCGGAATGACGTCGACCAGCTTGGGGTCGTAGTCCGTCTCGCGCGTGGCGCCCTGGTCGCGCGTGTCGAGCTCGAACTGGTAGGGCACCTCGCCCATGAAGTCGTGGATGATCTCGGCGATCACCTTGAACTCGTTCTTGAACGACTCGTAGAGGCGCTGCTGGACGGCGCTCATGACCTTCATCGAGCGCTCGATGATGGCAAGCGTCGTGCCGACCGGCATGTTCTGGCCGGTCATGTCGGTGATCTTCATGTCGGCGACGGAGCCGATACGACGGCCCTCGTCGACGATCTGGCCGAGCAGCGCGGCGAGCACCGTGCTCGGCTCGCCGTAGGGCAGCGGGAAGAAGCTGTCCTTGAGCGTCGCCATGCCGACTTCGACATCGCGCCACTCGCCCGGGCCGATCGGTGTCGAGTCGTCCTTGACCCGGGCCTGCTTGGTCTTGTAGCCGGCCGGCAGGTTGGAGAGCGTACCGGCATCGACCAGCTGGCGCAGGATGGACGTGGCGCTCTCGGTGAGACCACCGAGGATGTTGATCAGGCCGATACCGTACGGGCCGAAGCCGGGCATGTACTTGTGCTGGACGACGTCGACCTGGCGCTCGAAGGCGGTGTCACCCTCGCGCCAGTTGCGGCGGATGGAGAGCACCTGGTTGGAGACGCTGTCGACGGTGATGACGTAGGGCCGCGGCTCGGTGTCGGGCAGCAGCGTGTCCTGCTCGAGCCACCAGTCGATGTGGCACTCGTAGAGGCGGTGCAGCGCGTCATCGGCCTGGTTGGAATTGGACTTGCCTTCGATGCGGTCCTTTTCCTCGGTGATCTCGGTGGTCTTGACGATACCGCGACCGATCTCGACGTCGCGGTAAAAGCCCTCCGCCATCTTGGCTTTCACCCAGTTGGTGGTCTTGGGCAGGATGACGGTATAGCGCGGCGTGGTGTCGAGTCCTGCAGCCGAGTAGGGCATGACGAGGTGCTCTGGCAGCACATACTCCGCCCATGGGAAGCCGCGGCGTTTGTCGAAACCGAACTTGCGGAAGGTCGTGCCGGCCATGGGCAGGTTGAAGAGCATCATGTCGCTCTCGGAGCGATAGCCCTTTACCTTCTCGGCGAGCATCCAGTTCATGTCGGTGCGGACGCGGGTGCTCTGGCGTTCCTTGGCGTCTGTGATCTTGCCGACCACCTGGGTCTTGACCGGACCGGCGCCGGGAAAGACATCCATCATCGCCTGGGCGTTGAAGCGGATGACGCTTTCGAGCAGCATCGGGTGGAATGCGCCGCAGGCGCCCTCCCACGGCTCGGTGCGGTTCTCGTATTTGAGACCGAGGAGCTTGAGGCCCTTGGCGTAGGTCTCGCGCCATTCCTGCCGGGAGCGCTCGTCTTCGTCGACGAGCTGCCGGATCTGCGTGCCGAGGCGGCCCAGTTCCTGTTCGGTGAGAAGGTCGGCGAGGTTGGCTTCAAAGCCGAGCTCGGGCGCGACGGGCTGGGGCAGGCCGTCGAGATGGATGATCGCGCCGCCGTCCTCGGTAGGCGTCATGGCGGCGAGCGCCGGGTCGAAGAAATCCGGATCGGCGCGTTCGATGCCCTGACCGGCGGTCGCTGCGTCAGCCATGCTCAATACATCCTCTTGCGACGGTACGTCCGGGGCTCGTCATCTTCCACCTCGTCGTTGGCGGTGCGGATGAAGCCCCCGGCGCGGAAACGTATCATTGCCTGCACGGTGCTGTCCACGAGGTCGTCGGCGTCGCCGTTGGGGAATGACGCAGCCTGTTCGATTAGCTCTTCGGCGAAGCGGCGCTCCGGCGCCCAGACGAAGCGCGACGCGAAGATGTCGCTGATCAGATTGGCTCGAGCGATCTTGTCGTTCGGCATGGCGCGCGTGCCGCGGCTGGACCCGGAAAAGTCTTCTGCCGGTATGCCCATGGACCGAAACTCCTGCAGCAACTGCATACCGGCTGATTTGTTTTCGATCAACAGCGTGTCGGGCCTGTCCTCTTCGTAGAACTGTTTGGCCTTTTTCTTCAGCTCGGGAAACTCCATGCGACCAGTGAACGAACTGAGCAGAATAATGTTGTTGATTTCCTTGCCGGTGTCAGGGTCTTCGGCCTTAAACACACCCCAGAGCGTGTAGGCGCTCGGGTGGCTGCGTTCATTTTTGGTCGCCGCGCAGTCCCAAGAACCGATGATGTAATCACATGCCGGCGGCTCAAGATTGTCCCACGCAGCGGCATGCGCCGGGCCCGGACATTTCTCGTTGTCCCCACCCCATTTACGCCAGTACTCGCGTTTGATGATTGCTGCGCCCTCTGATGTGGGCTGCTGCTGGTACTGTGCCTGCCATTTGGCGACAGGAATTGAGTTGCGCGTCGCCTGCAGCACTTCCAGCGGCCAGTAGGCGGGCCACATGCTGCGCTCGGTTGGCTCACCCTCGTCCAGAATTGCGGGTAGATTGATGACGTGCCAGTGGTCGTAAGTGCCGGGTTTGCGCTTCTCGGCGATGTCGCGCTCCATCTTGCGCAGCACCTGCCCCACGAGATCCCGCTTACTCCAGCGTGTAGCCACGATAATTATGGCCCCGCCCGGTTGCAGTCGCTGTCTCGGACCTGATGTAAACCACTCTGTCACATCGTCAAAAACTTCCGGTCGGTTTTCAGCCTGCTTGGCTTCCTGTTCCGAATGCGGGTCGTCGATCAGAATGATGTCGCCCCCGATGCCCGTCACGCGGCCGTTGACGCCGACAGCAAAATAGACCCCGCCTTGGTTCGTATGCCAGTGCCCGGCTGCCTGGCTGTCCTTGGCCAGATCGGTGTTGGGGAAAATCTCGTGGTAAACGTCTACACCCTTGTCGGAGGTCTGCTTACCTTCGCTGCTCACCAGATTTCGAACCTGACGGCCGAACCCTGACGCAAGGGCTTCGGTGTTGGACGCCTGGATGATTTTCTTCTTCGGAAACTTACCGAGGAACCATGCCGGTAGGAGCCAGCTGGCAAACTGGCTCTTAGTGAAACGCGGCGGCATGTCGATGATAAGCCGGTTGATTTCGCCGCGCGCCACCTGTTCGAAAGCTTCCGCCATCAGTTCGTGGTGCGCGCCGGCGATGAAATCTGGCCACACCGCGCGAACAAAGGCCAGAAAACTATCCCGGCACTGCTGCAATCCGTCGAGTCGCTTGCGCTCTTCCAGCAGGTGGAGGACCTGCGCTTTGTGGACCGGCGACCGGCGGGCAATGTTGCGTATGGCGAAATCTAAGTCCTGGTCACTCAGCATCAGATTAGCTTGGCCCACGCCTTTCGCCGTTTGATGTACCCTACCGCAGTATGCGTCACGCCGTAGTCCTTCGCAATGTCGCGGTGTTTTCTACCGTCCGCCCGGATAGCGCGCACCTGAACTTCCGTCAGCTTCGCTGTGGGGTGCGTTTCTCCGCCGAGATGCGGATTCAGCACATGGCGTTTCTTGCGAATCATGTCGTCAATGTTGGCTTTTTGCGTACCGAGAAACAGGTGGTTCGGATTGCAGCACGGCGGGTTATCGCATTTGTGCAAGACGAACAACGAAGCGTCGAATTTACCGTTGGCTAGCAAGTACGCCAGCCGGTGTGCCAACTCCAATTCGCTCTTAGCCGTTGATATTTTCCCGTAGCCCCATGGCGTAGTTGACGCGGTCCACTCCCAACAGTCGTCTGGCCCGCGGCGAACAAATTTCGCCTCGAAGCGACGGATGACGCCTTGCAGATTTGGGAGGTCGAGAATATCGTTGATGTGCATTTGAAGCTCCGACAAGCTTTGGATGAACTGAGGCCCGGCGTCGTTTCCGCGACACCGGGCCTTTTCAATTTCGCACCAGAATTAACCGGCGTCAAGTTATGCCGTCTTTGCCTTGCGGTTCCGCGCGCCCTTGGCAGCGGTGCTGTTCTCGCCAGCTTCCGACCCGCCGCTGACGCCATCTCCGTCGTGGTCGAGCGGGTCCTTGGCTGGCGCGGGTTCAACCGCTTCCGGGCGCTCGCCTTCGGCGGCGATGACTGCGTCTTCGTTCGCCGGTTCTGCGGTAACCGGCTCTTCGGTCTTAGGCTCTTCGACAACCGGCGCGACCGGCTCTTCGACCTTCGCCTTCCTGGCTTTGGGCTCTTCGGCCACCGGAGCGTCGAGCGCAGCGAAGTCCGCGGCACCGAAGATGGCGTGGCCGGGATAGCACCGCTCGATCGTGGCGCGGTCGGCGCGGGAGACCACATTGCCGTTGAGGTCGACGGCGACGGCTTCGTCGGGCGTGAGGTTCTTCGTCATGTCGGTGCGGAGCACCTTGTCTGGCGTGATGGTCATTTCTCGATCTCCTTTACGAGTCCAGTTTCGATGGCTTCGTCGAGCGGCATCGTCCACTCGGCGGTCGTGTCGTTGGTGACGCCGAGAAGCACCCCGGCGTAGGGCACAAACCGGCTGATCTTGTTCGGCGCGAGTTGCACCGGCGTGCCGGCCGGGATCACGATTTCTTTGGCTGTCACGTAAGTCCTGGCTGACACTTGAACCTCCATGGTATCGGTGATGTCTGCTGCGTGCTGGTATTCTTTGAACGGCGTCAGGCCGACAGGGGTGTACGCTGTTCCGACTGGTCGACGGACCGGTAAACCATAGGCGCGTAGTTTTTCGTCTGGATCGTAGCCAGCCATTTCAGGGCCTGCCTTTCAGCGTTAGGTTGTGGAAGAACGTTCGGAGGCGGTCAAGGACACTCGGCGGTTGAGGGTTCAGCGCCAGGAACATATCACCCAGATAGTCGCTGAGCTCTTCGGTGT